AGCTGGTTAGCTGGGAGGATAGGCTCGCATCCTTCTCTCTTGTGCAAGTGGAGAGCAGGATTATCGAACCCAAAAACAGAATACTTCTTCCTAGTATGCAGCGAGATCTCCCTTCTGCGGAAGGAGCCAATCGAGAAAACGATAAAAGAGGGAGCGAGCGCGATGGGGATTAAGTTTTAATGAGCATCCGGGATACTACAAAGAACCTAAGAAGGCTACGCAATCGAGCATCGCAGAATCCGCTCGCTTATTTTTGCCCTACACCTCCGCAGGAGGCTTGGTTACGAGATCCCAGTAAGATTAAGCTACTACTCGGAGGAAACCAAGTAGGAAAAACTTACGCTCAGACCGCAGAACTCCTCTATAGATGCCTAGGAAACCATCCTTATCTACAGACAGATCCTCCTCCTATCCAAGCCTTCCTCATTACTCACTCTCACCAGCAGAGCGTAACGATACAAGAGAAGCTCTTCGCTATGTGTCCTAAGGATGCTCTTCATCCAGATTGTGAATTTGTACCGGGGAGAGGCTTTCGAGGAATCCATCCGGTAGTAAGATTTAATAATGGGAGCATGATCCATATAAAGACCGCTAACCAAGGGCTCGGATTGGCTTCTGCTACTGTTGCCTACGTTGCTATCGATGAACCAGTATCGCAGGAAGTATGGGGAGAACTCGCTGCTCGCGTTCTTCGAGGAGGAGCAGGAGGAACTACTGGGACTATAGGTATTACTCTTACTCCAGTAGGACAAGATGTATCCTACCTTAAGCAATTAGTAGATGAAGGGAGAGTTACTTGCCATAGGGCTCCCCTCACCGTAGAGAAAACTACTCCTAAATACTGTAAACCGATTATCTCGCAATCCCAGATCGATGCAATCTCCCAGACTTATCTCCCCATCGATAGAGCAGCTCGCTTGAATGGAGATTGGGTAGTGGGTATTCCAGAGGGTAGAGTATTCGATCAGTTCTCCGAGGATATGATATCGAAGGAATCTGCTCCGATGGGTAATTACTCTTTCTGCGTAGGAGTAGACCATGGAAGCCAACCAAACGCGCAAGTAGCAATCCTCGCAGCGGTAGAGATGAGCGATCCGCAGAATCCTTGGGTATATGTACTCGATGAATACATAAGCGGAGCAGCTCCTCCAGAAGCTCACGCTCGAGCGATACTGGAGATGCTCTCTCGGAACTCCATAGAGGCTGCTAGCTGTAGATGGACTGGGGATAACATACACTACGGAGGCTCCGGAGGTGGGAAGATGAGTAACTCTCTCCTTATGCGAGCCTTTGAGAAGGTTATGCAGTATCCGCAAGGTAATCTCCCCTTCCGTATTCGTACTATCAAGAAGCCTAGATATAGTGTATATTATGGCAGTGCTATGATACACTCCATTATGGCAAGAAGGCAATTCTTTATCCATCCGAGATGCGAGCGGTTAATACTATCGCTTCAACGGTGGACTATGAAGCGCAATCAATCCGCAAGATCTAAGGATGAGTTCGGGCATGCGGTCGATGCTCTCCGTTATTGCGTAGTTCCCACCCTAGAAACCAGTAAAGCAAATATCCCCGGAAAACTAAGGATCTACTAATGTATACGAATCTCCCCCTTAAGCCCTTAGCACCTAACCCAGATGAGCAGCAAAGATGGAATCATAGCGCTCTCCGAAAGAGAATGATTATCGGAGCATGGGAGCAAGATCTAGAGGATGAACTCGCTAGGCATCTTCCAGCAGATCGGAGAGAAGCCTGGGGACCTGCAGATCTTTCCTCCAATCCCTTCGAGCAGATCACTAGACAGCTCAGCGTACTTTATCATGAGGTCCCAGCAGTAACGAACCTTAACGGAGATATATCTGCTCTCACCTCTCGCGAGGGACTGGTTACGAAGGCTGGATTATGGCAGCTTATGCAGAGAGCTCAGCAGATGGTAATCGGACTCCGAGAGAGCGCAATCCGGATAGATGTTAATCCCCATATCGAAGGAGCAGCTAGTATCGCTCCGGGTATCCAGTATCGGATCGTTACTCCAGATCTCCTATATTGTGAAGCTCACCCAGACCAGCCAGATATCCCAGTTTACTATCAAGAGGCTAGACTTCGAGAGTTCCAAGGGAAGCCCCTCTGGGTAGCAGATGTAATGGATATTCGAGATCCGAACCTTCCCCTCTTTGGAATGTTTATTATCGAGAAGGATGGTTCTCTCGGTAGAGATGTATCGGAAGAGTTTATGGGGCATCCTACTCACAGAGGAGAGGATTACCCTTACCGAGATGGAGCAGGGAATCCCTTCCTTCCGGTAGTGCTTTACCATGCGGAGAAAACTGGATTTCTCTGGGATTCTTATAACGCTTCTCAGATGGTATACGGTTCTCTTACTTCTGCGGTTCTCTATTCTATGTGGGTTCACCTCGTTAGAGATGCCTGCTGGAGCCAGAAATATGTAGCTGGGCTCTCCGTTGCTGGGCTCTCGCAGATAGACCAAAATGAGATCGCTCGTAGATCTTCGATTGCTACCGATCCTTCTTCTATCCTTGTATTTACTCAAGATCCAGATGCTCAAGGGCAGCCCTTGGTAGGTTCTTTCTCGATTCCTACCGATCCTCATGCTCTCTTGGAATCGATCTCCAAGTACGAGATGCGAGTAGGATTAGCTGCTGGGCTTTCTCCTTCTGAACTCAGCAGAACCAATGGAGATCCGAGATCTGGTTATGCTCTCGCAGTATCGAAGAGCGGACAAAGAGAAGCCCAAAAGAAGTTCGCTCCGGTATTCCGCTTGGGAGATGAGGAGCTGCTCGCAAAAACTGCTATGCTCGCTAATCGCTTCCTCGGTACTTCTCTTCCGGAGGATGGATACCGAGTAAGTTATCACTCAATGCCATTAACACCGGATGAGATGCGAGCCCAGAGAGAGGATATAACAGCGAAGATGCAAGCAGGATTAATCTCTCCAGTACAAGCGGTTATGATGATGTATGATGATATGGATGAGCGCGAGGCTCGCGAGTATCTACTGCAGATCCGTAGAGAGAGAGCGGAGTTCCTTTAATGCGTTGCGAGGAATGTAATAAGCCCATCGAGGAGATTAAAAACTCTATGGTAGAGTGGATCTCCTCGGATGACTGGGGATTGGCTGCTTTTATTCGGTTAGTCCATCCGGGCTGCTGTTACTATGAGAAGCAGAAGGAGATCCTCGAGTTAATGAACGCTAGTGACCATTGGCTCCCCTTGGAAGATATGGAGGCTTTCCTCGATATTGTGGAGGAGATGCCTTGGGATGATAAGAATCTAGCAGAATCTTCATTTATTCGATATATTACTGAAAGAAATCAAAAAACCGGAGGTACAAACCATGAAAACAATTAACCATGAAGGGGTAGAATATGTTCTTAAGAGCGATATCGAGGCTGCTTTTAAGGATCGTATATCTAAGTTATCCGCTCGAGCAATCCAAGCGGAAGAGGCTGCTAAGGCATTACAAGATACTCTCGATAATCAAGCTGGAGAACTTACTAAGATCTCTTCTCTCCAAGAGAAAGTAACTACTCTCGAGCAATCTCTACAAGATGCGGAGAGCAAGTATACCCGGGTATCTATGCTAAGCGAACTGGGCTTTACAGATCCAGACCTTCGAGAAGCTGTAGAATGGAGTTACAACAGATCAAATAGCGAAGCATCCTTAGAGGAATGGATTAAGGGAATCAAAGAGAACCCAGCGGAGGCTCCTCTGGTTCTTAGACCTCATCTCCAATCGAAGCAGGCTCCAGAAGCATCTTCTACTACTGCAGAAGCCGCTCCGAGTGTAGAAGCATCTTCCGCTCCAATGCAAGCAGAAGCAATCGAGCATCCTTCTCTTCTTCCACCTCGAACGAATACCGGAGCGAAGCCTGCTCCAGTACAGAGCGCAGATCTTTTCTCTCGCGTTGGAGATTCTGATTTCTACAGAGCCAATCGAGATATGATTATGAAAGCCTGGAGATCTGGAAAGAGATAACCATACCCATCTAAGGAGGTACTATGTCATTAGACTTACGCAGCGATAACCGCGCTTGCTTTGTGAAGGTTTTCACAGCAAACCAAACAGCAACCGAGATTCTAATCCCATCGATAGCAGCTACTGTTACTATCGGATGCGAACAGCACGAGATCTACTGGAGCAATGAAGGAACGCATGGGCAAGCTCTCGGAGTCAATAAGGATTGGCTCTCTAGCGGATCGAAGCTCGCGATTAAGCCCGGTAGAGGTAAAAATAAGATGAATGCTATCTATATTGCTACCAAGAGCTCTTCTTCTGCAGCGGTTACTCTAATCTTCGAAGAGGAATAAATCATGGCAGTATATTCCGCTCCTGGAGCATCTAGACCGCAATCCTATTCCTTCTCGAATGTAGCTAACGTAGTTATAGATCACGATCTAGGCTATAAGCCAATGGTACAAATAATCCTCTCAAATGGAACCATAGCAGAAGGGCAAGTAACCCATATTACAGTAAACCAGGTTGCTATAAGTTTCCAAATTTCACTCTCCGGAGAGATAATCTTGAGGTAGTATAGAGAGCGAGGGAAGAAACCCTCGTTATCTTTTATACATGGAGTAAACAATGCAATTTCTTGCACCTACAAATATATTCGAAGGAACGGTACAGCTTGCCCAAGCTCCTACCGCAGCCAATCACGCAGTAACTAAAGCTTACTTGGAAGCTAATGCCGTAGTAGGTATCGCTACAGATTCTGCAAATTATGTAGAGTTCGTTACTGTAAATGGACAGAAGCAATTAAAAGTTAAGCCTCTTACCATTACAGATGTAGCTGTAGATACTTCTGCTACTTCTCTAGCTGGTTGGATCACAGCAAACTACTCGAACGGAAACGAGAAGCAAGAAGGTGATATTATCGTTCTTACTGCTGTTTCCGGTCGTGCTCAAACTTGGATCCATAATGGTGGTTCTGCTGGTACTGCTGCTGACTTCACCGAGATCGAAGGTGCTGATGTTACTGATGCAGAGATCCGAGGCTCTTTGAGTGCTTCTGCTGGTATCGATTTTAATGCTTCTACTGGTGAGTTCACTGCCGATCAAGGTGAGATCCGAGGCTTCTTTGCTGCTGGTACTGGCCTTGCTTATGATG